AAAAATAGAAGTTAACGAATATTCGAGAGTGGGGAAGAATACTTCTCCCGGTTGAAGGAAAATACGCGGAAATAGAGGTATATTGACGAAAGAAAAGAAGAAGTCGTTTTTATATGTAGATAAACAGAGTGAAATGCGGGGGAACCGAACGAAGCTTCGCTTCGATAATATCGATAAGGGGAAGGGGCAGTGACGTCGGAAGACGTCCCGAAAATCTTGAGAGGGACCGCATACGTGCGCGACACACGTGGATATCGTCGATTTGACGAATAGAAGGAAACATGGTAAGGTTGAATAAAAAGAAAGTCGTCAAAAAGTCGACTAATAGAAGGTCCAACGTTACAAAACGTAAAAGGCCGGAGCTATTGACAAGTCGTGCAAGCGGCATGTCGAAAGAGCAAAGAGCTTCAAAAAGGCTTGAGCTACAGGAAAGGAAAATAAAGCTCTGGGAGGACCAAATTGTCGACAATATAGATAGAGTTGACTTTGACGATTTTACAAAAAGGACTGTCGAGTTCAAAAATGACGAGGAACGCGATAAGTCACTTTTTATAAAGGAGAACGTTGAAAGACTTGTCGAGCTTGTAGAGGAAGGAAACACGCTGGAAGATGCGGCAAGGTTGATATATATTGACCCGTTGACTGTAAGGAACTGGTATGACGATAATAGGAAAAACTTCAAATACGCTATCGACCAAGCGGAGGCTTTTCAGAAGATGGCACAGGTGAACGCTGTACTGAAAGGAAAGAGGAACTGGACGTCGGCGGCGTGGTGGTTAGAACGTAGATACCGACACGAGTTCAATAAAGACCTGACAGTTCAACCACCAAGCTCCGGCGATGAACAACAGTTTATGAAAGTGGGGGACAAGCTCGTCGGTTTTTAGGAGGACCGATGAAAAAGAGAAGGTGGCGAAGATTGAGACGAGTATGTGCGAGGGTGTGGGATATGATAACAACAGTGGTGGATCTGGTATGGTACTATTTCTAAGGCGAGTATATGTCGAGGCCGTGTGTGGTGCTTCTTCTGGCCAGGACGATGTGCCTTCGTCTTATGGGACTGAAGGAGACCATGTCCCAGGCTGGTTGGGGGAGGCGCAGCCTTCGGGAAGCATAGGAGCAGGTGAGTGACGACTGAGACTTTAAGAAGAGTTGACGAATTACGGGACAAAGACCGTGTGTTTTTGGATTTGACAGACAAGCAGCAGGAACTGTTTGATCTCGTCATGAGTGGTAAGTTCCGTCGGATTCTTTTCGGCGGTGCTGTAGGTGGAGCAAAGACGGTGGGGGTTCTTGCGGTACTCTACGCTCTATGTCGCATATTTCCGGGTTCTCGCTGGGCTGTTATCCGTAAGGACTACCCCGTCCTCAAAAGAAACACACTGCCATCTTTCTGGCAGACGTGTCCGAGGCCGTTCTTTCATCCATCAAAATTTAATAAGCTCGATTTCGTTGCGACGGCGGCGAATGGTAGCCAGATTCTTTTCCTTAGTGAGAATATCAAAAGTGACCCAGACTTGCTGAATCTTGACGGATTGGAAGTGAATGGCGCTGTGTTGGAGCAGGGGGAAGAACTCGATAAAAAGACACTATTGAAGATGATCGACAGAGTCGGACGATGGCGACTTCCTATCATGCCTCCCTCTTTCATTTTAATTACGTGTAATCCTCATCAAGGCTACTTGAAGGAGTTGTTTTACACTCCGTGGGAGACGAACTCGTTAAAGCCTCCGTATCGTTTCATACAGGCTCTTCCGTCGGACAACCCACACTTGACAGAGGACTACATTGAGTCGTTGGAAGAGTTGAAGGTGCTTGCGCCGAATCTGTATAAGAAGCGTGTTCAGGGTTCATGGGAAGCAGAAGACGACATACAACAGCTTATTGGTTGGGATAGCCTGTGGAAGTGTGAATCAAAGATTAAGTTCCCCAAACCACCAAAAACTGAGAAAGAAAAGAAAGAATATAAGGAGCTGTACCGTTCTCTTGGAATAGATGTCGGACGATTCGGGAAAGACCCGTCCGTTTGGTACGTCTTTGAGGGCAACTTGCATTACGGTTTTAATGTAATCTATAAAGAGCGCGTTGAAAAAACGTCAGGACCACAGGTAGAGCAAATCACAAAGCGGATAATCAAAAAATTCGAAATACCACATCATCGTACTTGGATGGATATCGTCGGCTTGGGGGCTTTCGCTCTCGATCACTTGCATCAGGACGGTTATGAAATACAGTCATTTGTCGGCGGGTCTGCCCCTAAGGAGCAGTTCGTCCAAGGAGGCTTTCTGTTCAAATCCCTGAACTGTCAGGTGGCGTGGAATGTGAAGATTCTCATTGAAGACGGGATGATAGGAAACATTGATAACGATCGTCTGCGCGGTGATCTTGCTGCCTATGGTTACGACATAAAAGGGGAGAAGGTCATCGAGGTCTGGAGTAAGGATGTGATAAAAAAGAAAATCAAACGGTCGCCTGATGATGGTGATTCTTTTAAATATGGTGTGTGGGGTGCTATTTATGATACGATAGTCCCTCTGCCTGGATTCGAGGTGATATGAGCACAGAGACAGAAATCAGAGTTATGAGCGAGGACGTCACCATTTATAACGCTGAGGGACAGGTCGTCAAAACAAAGTCAACTACTCCAGATCTGGACCCCGACTTCCTGAAGAGCTTTTATCAGTTGGTGAGGGGCGGTTCTTTTGTTGACGAGATTACACGTCAGCCATACGCCAAACATCCATTCGTTTATGCCTGTGTGTCTGCCATAGCTCAGCCGATTTCACAATTACCTGCTGTCCTGTTTAAAAAAGACGATCCAGAAACGCTAATATACGAACACGCAGTTTTGGATCTGCTACACAGACCGAATCCGATGATGACAGGGAACGAGTTTTGGGAGGCTCTTCTGTTGAATTTGCTTCTTCCGACGACTACGACTCCTGGTGGACAATGTTTCATTCTTCCTGCTGATGAAACCGGCAACCCCGTCGATCTTGTAAAGGGTGATATACCGGTTGAGCTTTATCCGTTTAACGATAACTTCGTCAAACCAAGGACGGTGGATCATAAGTTCACAGGTTGGGCATATAAGCATCCGTCGGGACGTGAGATTTTTTACTATCCAGACCAGATTATCCGTATTCGTCTTTTCAATCCGTATAACTGGCTGTTGGGCTTATCTCCTCTTTCGTCGTTATATGCTAGCGTGGTTAATGATGCTAAGGCGTCAGAGCTGTCGGACAAGTTCCTCGATAATAACGCGATGTTGGGAACGATTCTGACGACTGACGAGAAGCTGACAAGGGACCAGGTCGATATGCTAAAAGGACTCTTCAGGGAACAATACGAAGGATGGAGCAAAGCGGGAAAAACGGCACTCTTGCATAGTGGAATGAAACTACAGCAAGTGACGAGAGCGCTTTCAGACTTGCAACTTGTCGAACAGCGGAACATGAATCGGGAAGATATCATGGCGGTGTACGGTGTTGGTAAGACGATACTCGGTTTGACGGATACTGTCAATAGAGCGACGGCAGCAGTGGAGAAGGAGCTGTTCTGGGAAGATACATTGGTCCCGCTTATCCTCAAAATTTGGAACGGTCTTAACCCACAGTGGGTAAGGTTTGTCGATAATCGTGATTTGCGGGGAAAGTTCGACTTGTCAGAAGTTCAGGCATTGAAAAAGGATGTCGAAGGTAAAATCAACAATGCATTAAAACTTATAATGACAGGAGTTCCGGCGAATGAAGCGTTCAGAATTGTCAGTCTTGATACGGGTACCGACAAGATGCAGTGGCTCGATGAACCGTGGGTGAAAGGACCGAGAGTTAATCTCAATACAGGAGAGCTTATTGGTTCGCCGGTCCAGGTTGCCGCGTCAATGGAAAGCATCGTCAAAGATACAGGTTTGAAAGAGATCAGGACGGCTGACGGGGAGGGACTCAGTGTAAAGGAACAATACTGGCTCGACTATGTAACCAAAACTCTCGACGAACCGGAACGGAAGTTCAAACGCGTCTTTATCGCTTACCTTACCCAACAACGAAACGCTTTTCTCGATAAAATCGATGATCATGCCGGCGATATCCTTACCGGTCGCTTTTTCAATGCCTTCGAGACCGGGCGAAGAATTTACTTCCATCACCAGAGGTCCGCGCTCTGAACGCAGCAGATCTACACCGGCAACGTTAAGCC